TCATTTCTGGATGTAGTTTCATCAGATATAATATCTAATGCCGCTGCTATAATAGGGTCATGATCCATAGCTTCATAATCACTATAAAGCTGTAATCTCATTGATTGATAGTTAAGTGTAGGATTATATTGTAGTGAAGAACCTACAGGTTTATGTAAACGTGTAAATCTATCATATAGGGAATTGGTTGCTAGATTACCATATTTTTGGATTCTAGCAGTATCCATTACTTTTAATCTTTTTCCACCTACATTTCTAATAATAACGTCACTTGAAAATAAACGTTGTAATCTTGAAAATAAACTAGTATCTGCCATTCTTTAGTTGTTTATTATAAATATATTAGAGAAGCCAAGTCAAATCTTGTTGACCATGATCTCCCATATCCTGGACCCATCCAGATTGTTTTTTATTTACTCCTCCCGTGTAAACACCAGGAGAACTTTTTTGCCAATTTTTTAATGTAGCATTAGTTAAATCTATACCTTGTTGAGCAAATTTAAGTGCAGTATCTCTTACATAACACCCGGTTGCTAAAGACATAACTAAATCATCATTATATCCTATTTGTGCCTCCGCCCTTCCATTTTTCCAAATAAAAGTTCTTAATTCCTCTAACGTTCTTTTACCTTGTATTGTTACAGATTTTTCTCTCATATAGGCATCTAATTTACCTATAGTTAAAGGTCTTGTTTTCATACTCATAGTAAAACCAGGAACCATTTTTGATGTATCTGTTACATCATAACCTTTAGCTAAAAAGGCTTCGGCACTTGTTCCTGCATCCCCTTTAGGTGAGTAATATAAATTATTATATCCCTTATCAATTACAACTTGGATTGTATTCCACCCTATATTAGCATTTTCTATAACTAATAAAGCATTATTATATTCAGTAGCAATAGCTACTAACATATGACCATATTCTTTTGTACCTATTTGACCTTTAAATTCACCAATTTGTTTAGATTCTTCTATATCAATAATATGAAAGGCCGAATAGTCTTTTGAATCACCTCTAGCTACATCTGCTACAATCATATACTTTCTTGTATAATCAGGATATTCCCAAATGTGAAGATTACCTTCTATACCTCTTTTTTCTACAGGTTCGGATAGAAATGTTTTTTCATAATAAGATAAAAGTTCGGGATCAAATACAGTATTACCTGATGTTGTAAAATCACAATCACATTCCTGAGCTGCCATTCTTCCCCCTAATTCAGCATCTTGTTGATCTCTCCATTGTTGATTTCTTTCGGGATGAACAGTCCAAGGTAATTTTATAGGTAAAAATCCATTTTGATTTTCCTGTGCTTTAACCCACATCCTATGGAAAAAGTTACCTGTACCATTAGGAGTAGATAATACAATAGCTCTACCTCCAGTTGAAAGTGTTTGTTGTGATGATGCCCAAATGTCTTCTATTCTATTTTCTTCAATAAAAGCAGCTTCATCAATAATTAATAAAGAAATTGCTTCTGATCTACCAGCATCACTTGCTGCTG